AAGACAAACGTCCTGCTGGACATCCTCCCACCCATAGCGAGACACCTCGCGGCACATCGCGGCGATGCGGTCGCTGTAAAAAGTGTGGAACTCAAGAGCATTCTTGGGTGCAACCCATCCAGCATTTTCAAATTCAACGTACATTAGAGCACCGCCCACGGAACCGGAAAACCGTAACCCATATCGTTCAAAGCCGTAGCTTGCACGATAGTAAATACGCCGCCGACAGCCGCCGCCGTTGTGGAGACCCCGATAATGTTCGCATCGGTGAACGTGCCTACATAGCCGAGTCCATCCGTGAGCACGATGACCTCGCCCACATCTATCGCTTCTCCAGCGGTGAGGTTGAAGAAATTGGGAATACCATTGAGTTGTGTGGCATTGATGACACCCGTGCCGGTGGCTTCCAACGTCGCACCCGAACCAACGACCATTGCAGCTTGGGTGTTTGTGCCGGATGTTATGCCGGAAAACGGAACTCCAATTTCTGTGATGTAGGGAGAAGGATAGTAAATCAGGCTACCGGAAATCTGAGTCATCGTACTGATGTCAACAGTTGACCCGATGAGGTTTGGAAATGCCCAACGCATGGGAGCGTTGTTTAGTCTGGCACCATTCGCATCGTAGAAATTCGCGATGTACCATGTTCCAAGCCCGTCCTCATTCTGCGGGTATAACTCGGTATTGCTCCAGATTTGTGGAGTCCCGATGAGGTCGCAAGCTGCGTCGAAATAGAACGTGAATGCGTTGACAACTCCGCCTAAGACTTGTCCCTGCGGGGGCGCAATGATGGTCGCGTCACCGCTGAGGTATAGCTCGATGTGCCCCAAAGGCACGATAGGCAAGCCTGACACATCTTGTATGTGTCCAAGTTCGAGGGTAATCATTTGTGTAGGGTCTCCCCTATAAATTGGTTATGTAGTTCAAAAACAAAAAAGCCTCCGACAGTTTGGCCGGAGGCTCATTGTGTTGAGGCTTTTTACAGGGCGAAAAAATCAATTTCCATGGCCGCTGGTATCCCGTTGACAGGAGGAGATGCGAGAGCAATGGAGTTGGTGAAGTGAATGACGATGATGGTCGCCTTGCCCTGCGAAGTCCAAACCACAGTGCCGTCATTTGTAGTCGCACCTTTGGTCTGCTTGAACGCACCGCCGCCGATGAAGGTCGCAGCGGTTGTGCCAGATGTGGTGCAACGATACAGGTAGCCGCTGAGCACGCAGAAAGAAGTCGGCACGGTTCCAGTTACGACGGCGATACCAACACCGGGGTACAAGGGGTTACTGATGCTCATGCCGGAGATGGAGATACCCGCAGACTGTGGGGTGCCATCAGGCAAAACATAACCAACAGCGGACTGCTGACGCCAGTTACCTTGAGTCGGTACGATGACGCAGAAATCAGCGGATTCACTGGCCGCAATAGCAGGTAGAGCAGACTGGATTGTGCCCCAGTCGGACGCCATGACTTCGTAGTATGAACTAACTGCGGACGCACCACGGAATGAAGAGTTATAACCACGCTGTGAAGAAGGAATACCCATATTGACCTCGCTTGATGCTTTCGCCTATGGCTCCAGCATTGTGGGGGTGTTAGAACCCCCGCCTACCTATGAACGCCATAGTTCAATTTATTCTGCGGTGGTGTTTGGGTTTGGGGTGAAAGGGTTGAGGACAGGGCAGCGCCGGTTGAATCGTCTGCGTCGGTTGCTGCTGCGTCGGTTGCTGCTGCGTCGGTTGCTGCTGCGTCGGTTGCTGCTGCGTCGGTTGCGTATTTGTAAACGAGATGAGTACAACCAAAACCAAGGCTACGATGCTAACGAACATGGCGATGCGAAGTAAGTTAGCTGACATAATGTCTCCCCCTTAAAACGATAGGGGTTAACTATACGTTTCAAGCTGCCTGACGATTCCATATAGCGCGTGTTCCTTGATGATGAACGCGGTGTCCTTCACAACTCCGGTGGTTGGGTCTTGGACTGGCCTAAAATCCCAGTACGACGGATGAATAAAAAGTCCACACACATTACAAAGCCCACGGGGCATACGGTCGTGGTAATTGTGCTGCAAGGAGATGTTCCATTTCCCGTTTTTGTCTTTGTGGGCACAGCCTTCTTGCAACGCCTTCTTGTTGGCGGTCTTCTCGATTTCCTGCTTACGCCATTGCTCCTGTTCATGAAGTTCACGGGCGATGCGAAGCGGGTCTTCGTAGGGCTTCTGAGCCTCACGTAGTTTTTCGGGGGTCAGTGCGATGCTCTGGAGTACCGGCGCTAATTCTTTAAACAATTCACGGACGGTCTCTCGGATGAGTTCCTTGTCGTCTTTTTCTTTTTCAATAGCCATTCAAACAACCTCTCACTTAGGAGAGCGGTAGTTTGTTTTAACAGTGATTAACAGTTTTCAAAATGCGCCTTCAAGTTGTGGTGGACGATTCCAGAGGCGTGATGGTTGCGGAATGGGGCGGTATATATCCACCAGCGGTCAGAGTTGGCATTCTGACTATTTCCGAACTCCTCCACCACTTGTTCCCATGTGAGAACACCTTTGCCCATCAGGCGGACAAGCACTGTACGCCATCCCCAATGCGGGTCTGATGGTAGGTTCTGGTCATCGACCTCGGTCCAACTGAACTCGGTCATCCAACCCTTTGAGATTTGGCAGATGAAGATTAGTTTAGTGTCGTGTTGAATGTATAGTCCCCAGTCATTCACGAAGTTTACTTGTCGTTGAACGATGAGCCGGGGTTCAAGGTTGCGAAGCTGGTGGAGGAAGCGGCTACTATGCACAACTTCCCCCTTACGCCGATTAAAATCACGAAGTGAGTCGTGGTCTGAGAGTCGATAGGTATCGAGATGTGGCTCAATCTGCTCTGCCCTGTACTTAGCGAGAGCTTCCTTGGGGGGAAGAAATTCTTTATACATAACTTATCGTCCAAAGGTGCATTCAGGACACACTGCCAACCCAAGCTTCACAGTAACCTGCGTGTGAACTCCGGGCTCAAGCAAACACTTAGTCCACTCGCCTTTACCAAGACGCGGATGTCCAAGATGTTTTACCCACTCGCCCGGTTGAAAACCAAGAAAGCGACATTCCCGCTCACACAAATCAATGAACTCTAACAAGTCTTGCTGTGACATGTAGCTCTCCTAGACGGGGCACAAAAACAACCCCTTCGTCAATCAAGTAAACGGCCACGATGCCACCGCGTTCAACGAGGTCCGCAATCTCGGCACCGGAAATAATCACCGTGGGAAGCCCATCGTACTGAACGGCGAGTAGCTCAACTGCAAGCAAGTCACGGTCGCTGAACTGACTGAGGTCGAGAACAACAGATAGATGAGGGGCGGCGACGTTGCCGGTATCCATGATAAGGTGCGCCATGGCAACGCCGGGGTCAGAACAGATGACGCGGCCAAGGCGTTCCCACTGAAAGTAGTTCTGCACGGCCTCAAGAGCCTGTTCATCGTCCGTGTGGCGGATGAGGTAGCCGAGAGGCGCATCGAAAAGTGAAGGAACGCTCATACTATCCAATACCGCAAAAAGGGCAGAGCCTGAGCCCCACCCTGTTTGTTGTTACCGCCCCAAAGATTAAGCTACGAGTTCGATGGAAATCTGACTCAGTACAACTACGTCACCGGCGTGACCTGCGGACAGGGTGCTGGTAACGAAGAAGTTCAAATCCGACTCGCCCTGAAGACCCGTCACGGTAGTAACGGCTGAACCGGCAACAAGGGTGTTGTTGACCTGTGCGGCGGACTGGGTACCCTGAAGAGTAACCGAAGTCGAAGATGCGGCAACAGCCTGAAGCGTTGCGTCGAGCGTGAAGCTGCCCGTCTTGCTGTTGACAGCTACAGCGCCCGTGGTTGCGATTGCGGTAGCGCCAACAAAGCTGGTCGCGGTTAGAGCCGCGATGGAAGCCGCTGGAACCTGATAGAGGTTGATGGTCAGGTTCTCAGTTGCGCCCGTGGTGGCGTAGCCAAAGAGACGAACGCGGAAGGGGAGGCCGGTGTTGACCAGCGTGGCCAGCGAGTAGGAACCGCCGACAAAGATGCCGGGAGTGCCAAGGGCAACAGGCAGCACCTGTGCAGCAATAGAGGCGATGGCATTGCCGTTGACTTGGAACGCGGTCTCCACGGTGGATGTGCCGGTGGCGTTGGCTGCGAGGGTCTTTTCGATGGAACCCGCTGTTTGTACTGCGATGGTAAGTGCTGTGCTCATATTTTTAATCCTTCTGGTACCCGTTCAGGTACGTGATTGCTGCTTGAAGCGTTTCCGTGCTGTCGTAAAACAAACCAAGTCCCCTGTTACAAGTTTCACAGAGAAGACCGCGAACGCACTTACCACAAGTCATTCGTGCATGGCTGTCTATCAAATCGGGGCAACAAGAGTGGTCATGGTCTATGGCCAACCGCTTGCCACTTTCAGGACGCTTGCAGATGGCACAGACGCCGCCTTGTTTCTCAAGCATCTCCTGATACTTTTCGGTCGTAATACCGCGACGACCGGGATGATACTTTGCGTAATACTCATCTCGTTTTTCTGGATGAGTAGCACGCCAACCTTGTTGCGTTTCAAGCTTGCGTGCCTTGCGTTCCGCTTCACTTTTCTTGGGAGCTAATGTTGCTTGTAATGCGGCTCCCGTTAATGTCATCCGGCCTTCGGCGTAATTCCTTTTTAGGGTTTCACTGGCCTTTTGATTTGCTTCATCTGAAGGAGAATCTGTTCTCCTTCTGTGTCGTCCTTCAGCGTAGGCTTTCTTGAGAGATTCACTTACTCTACGTTTAGCTTCTTCTGAAGGTACATAGCCCTTAGAGTTACCCATAGTTTTGTATTCCTCTAATCTCTAATACTGAGAAAAGAGGAATACCAATGGGACGGTTAAACTGCCGAGACCTCGGCACGAACTCGACGAAATCCGGGCGTGCCATTCGTATTCGGGCGTGCCACAACTCCGAGGAACCAATCGTAAGAAACGATTGCACGGGTCTGGAGAGTTGGGTTGCTGAGGTCAATATCGTTGTCGCCAAAATACTTGACATTGACTTTGAAGTTCGCGGAACGTGGAACCTTCTGCCCCAGAAGCTCTGAAGCAAGCATCGCTTCGCGGCCAACGGTATAGCACGCATAGCCAGTCTTGCCCGTTGAAGGGTAATTGGCATACGTAGGCACGGTCGGTGTGCGGATGATGCGGCAACCAGCCCATTCAAGAACCTGATAGCCACGGTTGCTGTCGCTCTTGAGCACTGAAGCACCGCTCTCGCTACGCTTCAAAGTATCGACTGCCGAACCTGCACTGTTGTCAGACATGAAGTCATAGGACATGAAGGGATGCAAAACGGTTGTGTACAGACCACCATCACGACCGGGTACAGCATTGCCAAGCAACTGGGACTCACCTTTACGGATGGTGTTGCTGAGCAAGAACTGGTTGTCGGAAAGGTCGATACGGGCCGCACTCTGAGCAGCGGACGCTGATTCGAATGCGTTGAACGCAACCGTGTTCGCAGTGAGGGCACCGCGATAACTCAGGTTACGAGCGGCATCAAGAGTGATGTCGGCGAGGAACATGGTCGCTGCAACGTTATCGATACCAAGCCAATCGGCATACTCATCTGCATACGCATCGGAGAAAACCTGAGACAAGGACATCGAAGGAGGCGGAACAGCCTCAGACACAGGACCAGCAGCACCGCTGAAGGGTTGCTGACCATAGAACTGAATCGTGCGGCCAGAGCGACGAGCCAGCGGACGGAAGTCGCAAAGTTCTTCGAGTGCTGGTGTATTGTACTGCCATTCCAAAATAGCAGTGCGGTCATACGCAATCTGCGGGAAGGCTGCAAGGTTGGAGGATTGAACTCCCGGTGACAAACTTGGCATTGTGTTACCTCATGTATAAACTTCGTAGCTAATGCAACTAGCTTCTATAAATTGGATAGCGTAGTCGGAAAACTAGAAAACTACCTACGTTGAGCTTGTCTTGCTACGTCATCCGGATTAAGACCTTGTGCCTGTGCCGAAGCTTTGAAAGCTTCCATAATCTCTCTCGGAGACATATCGGCGGTGATTTCGGGTACGGATTCCTTAGTCTTGACGGCACTTGCAACGGAGGAGCCACCGCCGATACCAAAGACAGAGGAGCCCGAAAGCTTCTTTTTGGTAGCGACGGGGGTAGGTTCTTCCTTGGTTTCATTTTGGAAAACCAATTTATCGACCTTCATGGCGTTATAGGCTTTCTCCAAGGAATCGACAGTCGGGTCTACGAGATTCAACTCGGCGAGTTTGTACTTCATAATCCGTTCGTTCTGTTCTCCCCCCGGCCAATCGCTGGATTTAAGGAACTCAGTTACGGCAGTAGTCCACGCATCGTTCTGCTTGGTGGAGATTTTCTCATCGAGCACTTCTTTGAGAGCCTCCACCTTGATGCCCCGCTTTTCGAGATAGGTGTCAAGGGTGCCGCTCTTTTCCAAGTAATCATCGAGGCTGATTTTGCCAACCTGATAATCCAACTGGAGAGCAACCCGGTCATCGGCGGTGAGAACCTTCTTAGCTGCGACGGGCTCTGCCTTCTTCTCCGGAGCGAGTGCATTCTCATGAGCGGCGATAGCGGCCTTTACCTGCCGGTTGATGTCCCCGGCACTGTCGCCTTCGAACTTGTAAGATTTGCCACCGATTACAAAGGTGTCCTCAAAGGAGAACTTATCTTTGGGCTCTTCCTTTGCTGCTTCCTTTGTCGCTTCACCCTTAGGAGGAATGACAATGTTTTGTTTGAGGGCCTCTTCCGCGATAATCTGACGAATCTCTTCAGGCGTAGTCGCCTTATCGAGAGCCGTTTCTAACTCTGGAGTTACATTTACTTCTGCACCCGGTGGGGTGATTTCCTTCTCTGTTACTGGCATACTGCTGCTCCTTCATTCCTTGTCTGTTCTTCGTGTTGAAGTATCCTGACTCTTAAGTCGTCAGCCATATCAGCCGTTGCACGACTGAAGGGGTCTTCTGAATCCATGAGAACGGCTGCTTCTTCCACACCCGCTTGAACCGCCTGTTGGATACCGTTGAACAATCGTTGATGTGATTTCTTAGCGGCCCGGAAGGCGATGCTTCTGGCAACAAGCTCATCCCGGTCCCACCCCTCGAAGTTAACCAAGGCATCTTCAGCAATCTTTACAGTCTGCTCCGAGAGCGCCACCATATCGTTCCAGCCGGGATGGGCTATAAGGGAGTGCAGCCGATTGGCTCGGTCAACGGCTAGGGTAGTCCGGGGCTCGAACGGCCTGTCTACAGTTACTGGCACTTAAATATCTCCCGTCGTTCCTGTTGACCCGCCGCCGACGAAGTTCGCATCGGACTTCTGGAACTGAGCGCGGTCAGCACGGTTTAAGGCATCCTCTTCGACCGTGTGGCCGTGCTTCTGGTCTTGTGCGTTCGACTTGAGCGTTGCTTCACCCGACTTCAACAACAAACGGTTCTCCGCTTGGTTGTTGTCGATTTCTTTCTTCGACTCGGTTTGAAGACTCAACATCTTCTCCGCAGGAGGAGGCGTTTGCTGGCTTGCAGCATAACGCTGCTTGTCCTCATCATTCATAGGTTGAATGACATTCTCGCGGTACGGAAGCCCAGTGCTGTCGATGAGGGCTTTGTAAAATTCAGCGACATTCAACTTCAACGCCTGAACCCCGAGGAGTTCAACCGTGCCGGGGCTTTGAATCATCGTTTGAATAAACCCGATGAGTGAATTCAACTGTGTCCGGGCACGGAGCCTTGTTGCTGCTGAGACAGTCACAATGTACTGACCATTAGCAACCGAGAGCGGGTCAATCTTCTTGACGCTGGCGGAGAGTTCATCGCTGAGCCACTGCTTGATTTGACTCGGCTTCAGCTTGTGATTTTGTTCGATGATGTATTCGATAAAGGGCACAAAAATGTTATCCGCAATTTGGTCGATGAGGTCAGTCGTTTTAACTCCCTCACCCGCGATTACCGCGTTAGCAGAAGCTGGATTTCTGAGGTCACCGGGCTTACCGGCGTTCTGTCCCGTGGCCGAGATACCGGCACCGGAGATGGCTACCGCCCACGACTTCACTTGTTCAATGACACCAAGTGGCTCAAGGCCGATGGTGTTACGTGTCAAAGGTTCAATCTTCTTTCCGGGGTCGGACTTCATAATCTTGCCGGGGAAAATCCACTGCGCCTGAGCCGAGTTATTCATACCAGCATCCGTGCTGTAGACACCCATCAAATTCAGATTCAAATCATCGAAAAATGCGTTCACAATTCCCTGCCCGATGCGCTGAAAATCTGTCAACCAAAATCCGAGACCGTAGCCGTAGAAGCTGTCAGGGGCCTCACGAAACACGAAGCTGAGAAATGGAATCTTAGCCATATCATGTGGTTCGTTGTAGAGAACATGCTGGCTCTCCAAAATCATGCAGTGGCGATATGGTGTCCAGTAATCAAATACTTCCCAATTCTTCGCCAGCGGGTCAGCTTTGGAGTGGTCAGCATCTTCCGGATAGGCTTTCTGCGGTGTCACGGTCTGCTGAAAGATGGAGTTACCTGAGTTACCGCCCTGCGTATCGAGTACATTGGAGGCCGTCGAATCCACCTTCATGGGCGTGGTAAGGGCGATAAGCTGCTCACGAGTGGGGATATTGAACCCATCGGTATCACGGAACTTGTCGAGGTCATAGGTGTTGGGATAAATCAACCGGCCAGCCCATCCAGCCGTCCAGATTTCACCACGGCGGCAAGCAGGGTCTACACGTAGACGGCGTATCGGCACATGTTCGAACTTCGCTTGATTGAATTCGATGATGTGGTCGGTGTAAGTCTCAGTATTGTCGATGTCGCCACCCTGAATTGTGAGTGAACCACCGGCCACAGCCACACTGGTGTTCTGGTGCTTGTTCCTTATCTTTTTGACATCCTGTTTGTACTGTTCCCATCCGAATGTGGCGACACCCGTGCCATAGAGAAGGCCATCGTAGGCAACGTGGCGCATTTCCTGTTTGAAAGCAGTTCCACGGAACCCGCACTTTTTGAATTGGGCTCTAACCAAAGCTGTTTCAGCCGCTGCGGTGTCTATATCTGTTCCAGAGGTTGGGTCAAGCATAAAAGGCTGGAATCCGGCGAACAAAGACTCTTGAACGACGCCTAGCATCGAATAGAAATGCTCTGCAAGGATGGGCAATCCAAGGTGGGAACGGTATTGGTCACTTCCCTTCCATTTGACTGGCTCTACGTGGGCGCGAAGCATCAATTCAGCGATATTCCACGACCCGATGAGGCCGCGTGATGCCTCAAATGCCTCTGAAAGGAGCCGATTCTGCGTGGCTTCCTTCAACATACTTAAATCGCTGCGGTCTTGGTCAGGGAAACCAACATCTCGCTTCTCAATGGGGAGCGCCAATTCGCCGGGTGTGACTGCACCGGGGAGGTCGAGAAGGCGAATCTGTGCTAGGTTGTCAAGTTCGAGTGCCATAGTTCCTCTATCTATGCGGGTCAAAGTCCGCTAACTGTTAAATACTGTTAATTTAGTAAGTGCCGGGGATTCTTGTGTCATACCCAACATCTTCCGGTGGAGCATTCAACCTCCGGATAAATGCCAGCGGGGAAATGCCCTGCGGTTGAGGGAGGGCATCCTGTGCGAGACCCGTGGGAGCTTCACATACGAATCCAAGGCAGTCGGCAAAGTCATCATGACGACCGAGCTTCGGCCACCGTTTTAACTGTGTCGTGAGTTGGTCGTAACCGGGTATATGCCCGTAAATCCAGAGACGACGTTGTGCAAGCACACCTTTGATGGCTCCGATGCGTACCTTCTTGGCATCCTTGTTGTTGCTGCCCTTCAGCCATTCAATCGGGAGTTTTTGGACATTGTGGTCCCGAGCAAAGATGTCAAACACCGTCTGAAATGTCGTCCACGCGGGGATACGCTCAAGCCAGACAATTCCGGGGCGGTGTTTCAAAATCAGGGTGAACAATTCGTCGGACATTTTCATTGCGTCCCATTGCCCATAGGCACAGTCCACGACGTAAAGTTGTCCAATCCAATAGCGGACGACCAGCAAGACCGTCATATCGCGTTTGTCGTCGCCCACATAGCTGAGGTCTCCCATGATGAAACAAGGTGCCTGTAGGGCGGTTGGATACTGCTCTTGGTGGAACACCGTCTGTGCCCCAAGCAACTCATCCGTGAAGGTCTGGTCGCCTTCCGCGATGGGGTTATTTTCATATTGGCAAGCGAAGAACTCAGTGCCGATGCGGATGCGCTCCGCTTGTAAAAACTCGACACTGTGACCCTCTGTACGCCCGTCCTTGCAGCGGAACCTCGGGAACAATACTCCGATGGCTCCGGAGTCGATGAAGTGCTTGCACAGGCACGCTGAGGCAGCGCAGGGGTGCTCAATGTAGTTCGAATCGAAGTCATGCTCCACATCTTTGTGGCCGCAGACTTTGCAGATTTTTACCCAACAAGACTTAATCGAAATAATCCATGGGTCGGTGCCGAGTTCGGCTAACTCCAACTTTGCGAGGTCTTGAATCTCTTCGTAAAGGTCTCCGAAGCTGTAGCGAGTTCCAGTGACATACATGAATCCATCTGGTGCCAACAGGGGGCAGATGTCTCGATAAGCCTGAATGCACTTCTGAAGTAGCTTGATGGAGGAGTAGTTACCGTCGTTTACCAAGTCATCCGTGAAGATAACGTCGAAGTGCATGGACGCTTTTGTCGAACGGGCGGTCGAAATCATCATGGTGGGTTCGGCGAACGTGGTGTTCGCCCTACACGGCACCGTGAACTGTGACATGTTCCCGAGCTTGTCGCCAACGAACTCGGGGAATAGCTCTCGCAGCTTCTTCGGCGGCGATTCAAAGAACTTCTTGACGCGGCCAAGTTGGAGCATGGCGAGAGTGTCGCTGCCGGACAAAAAGCAGATTCTGATGTCTTTGTAGTTGAGAATGAGTTGAATGATTTCAACGATGATGGATGAGGTTTTGAAGGTACCCCGGCTCCATAGAATCATGCGCTTCTTTTTTACTAAGTCGAGGTCGTAGAGGGGCACGCCGGGATTCTTCTTGAGGAACTTTTCAAAGAGCCACTTATGGGGGATTTCCTGAAAATCCATCTCCATGACTTCGACGCCGAGATACAGGTGGTCGGTGAGGGCGCGGTAACGCTCCTCCGCCCACTTGGTCTGTGCGGCCTTAGAAAGTTTTTTGTAAGCCGTGACAAATCCGGGTGGAAAGTTTGTCATGTCCACTTGGTAGTCCATGACAAATGTCCTAACTGAAGAGAGTTACCTGAGCCTTCGAACCCGTCGAGGATGTGTCGATGAAAATACGGCTGGCGTCCACATTCTGTGCCGCGTTCTCAGGTCCGCCGAACCAGATGTTGTTCTGAGCGCCACTCACCCAAAGCAACTGTGTGGTGTACCGGGTTACGCTCACATTGCCGTCGCCAACATAGATGTAGGAGGCCGCGTTGCCCTTGTCGGGCTCGATACGCACGCCGCGAAACTTTTGGGCGGGGTCGGGCGCTGTGTTACCGGCGTCGGCGGTTGAAGTAACATTGGCGTGGGTTGTTGCGAAAGAGAAGGACAAAGCAGCGGGGTTGTTTGCCACCGAAGTTACGGTCAGACCGTTGAAATAAGTCGCGGTCGTAAATCCCCACAAGGTTACTTGCTGGCTTTTGTTGTAACCGATGTTAGGAAGAGAGGCCAACACAATGGTGGCCACACCATTCAGGATGGAGAATGAGACAGCGGCAACTGGGGTGCCGCTATAAATCGGAGTGGGTGTTCCAGCGGTTGCACTGACGGCTGCGATGGTCTGAGGAATCATTGTATTTATGCCTTTACTTTCTTTTTGAAAGGTAGCGCCAAGTTAATTGGTTTCTTCGGCTTGTCAGCCGGTTCGGATTTCTTAATAAGCCCTGCGAGGGCGGAACTCAAATTTGCCATAGTGGGGAACTCCCTACTTATCACTTTCAAAGTCAGATAAGTCGAATTTGTCCGACTCCTTGATGACCTTGGGGCGTCCTCGTTTTCCTGCTCCAACTACATATATGGTGCCGTCTGCCCGTTTTCTCGTGCCTCGCCCGATGGCCATATCTATTTGCTTTTTCAAATTTCTGGTATCCACTGTTTTGTCTGCAAGGATGGGCAAGCCTATTTCCTTGGCAATTTTTATCGCCTCCAACAGGGGGCTGGTTTTCCAACCCTTGACTTCGGCGTAGAGGGTGTAGGCACGAAGCTTCACCGGGTCGATTTTTCCTTTGGCGATGTCTCGCACCAGCCGGTGCAGGAATGCCTGTTGCGGGTCGTCATTGAAGTGTGCGGCCACAGCCATCTGAACTTTAAAGCGGCCAAACACCGCGTAACTCATCAACAAGGCAACGTGGTCGTTGGCGCACGGATAAGCCGTCCTGATGGCGTTTATCTGGTCGTAGTTATTGCTGATGAACGTGGCGATGCACAGTTTTTCCTTGGCCGTGCAGCACTGAAACTCGGCGGTCTCTGCGAGTTGTTCGAGAGTGAGCTTAGGCATTGTCTTTTACGACCTTTCCGAGACACTCGCCCTCTTTAAGGAGAAGAAACTCAATGCCTTCCAATCTCATGGGGATGCCGCTATACATTCCTCGTGCTATCAAATCCCCCTTGCTAACTCTCAGGGGACGAAGAGAACCGTCCTCTTTGATGTAGCCCTCACCCACGGCAACAACAGAAGAAAACAGCACGTCCTCTTTGCTTGTTTCAGGCAAGATAATCCCGTCAATAACCTGTTCGGTGGTAACGTCGATAGCCAGAATCTGGTCGTAAAGTGGGATGAAACTCATGCAGTCTCCTGACAGTAGAGACAAGATGGATGAATCAGTCCTCTACCTACGTGCCAATACTTGTGCCCCCCTGCGTTGTGAATTCCCATTGACCCTTTTCCCTTCACCTTCATAAGGTGTGCTGCCAAGGCGGCTCTGTGGGATGCCGAATGGGGCACACCACGACGCTGCCTGCTCATCAGTTGCTTGGTCTCTGGAGAAAGAGGTAACCCCTTGCGGTCTCGGTTCATCTGCGCCAAGAGAGGGTGTTTGACTCCTGCCGGTCCGTCGCCTCCATCAGTCAAATTACGAAGACAGCCGGTTCCTAAATCTTTCCTACCATAACGTTCGATAAGTTTTCGTTCTGCATCAAATGCTTCCGCCTCAGATTCCCAATATCTGAACACAATGCGTGCCCTATCTTTTGGACGACGTAGTGCATGTGCAGCACTGGTAAACCCACGGCCACCCTTTCCTTTACCGACGTAATACGGTGTGCCGTCTTCACGGCACCACAGGTAAGTATAGAAGTAACTCATCGTGAACCCCTCTGGATAGCCGCTTCTATTTCTTCCTTGGGTTCAACGTCGAGACACTCAGTGAGAAGTAAAGTACCCGCCGTGGCTGTGGCGTTCTTGAGAGCCTCGATAACCACTTTTACTGGGTCTAAAATTCCACGCTCAATCAGGTTAGTGAACTCATTGGCACGGGCGTCATAGCCCCAGTCATACTTAGGGTCAGGAAACATATAGAACGGATGTTCAATTATCTTGAGTAAAACCATCACAGGGTCTTCCCCGGCGTTCTTCGCGATCTGTTTCAAAGGCTCGACACATGCCTGTGAAACCACGGTCAGGCCGGGGTTTGAAGAGAATACCCGTGCTTGTGCTTTGAGGAGGGCGAGTCCCCCTCCGGGAACGCATCCGGACTGAATGGCACAACGGACAGCGCCAGCGGCGTCGTCAAAGCGGTCTTTGCGTTCACGCATCTCGGCATTGGTGTTGCCGCCGACACGAATGAGAGCTATGCCGGTTGTGAGTTGTGCGAGGCGACGTTCAAGCCATGCCTTGTTCACGCCATCAGCCGTTTCCATCTTGGTTTTGATTTCGCCGACACGGCTGGCGATACTCTCCGGAGTGCCATAGCCGTCGATGACCGTGGTGGTGGAATCGGTGACCACGATGCGGCGAGTCTGTCCGAGGTGGGAGAGGTTGGCGGACTCCAGCTTGATACCGGAATCATCCATAATGGCCGTGCCACCTGTGACGGCGGCGATGTCACGAAGCAAGTCTTTACGACGTTCCCCGTAGGCTCCGGACTTGACCACGACAATGGGTGCTTGAGCACGGATGCGGTTGACTACGAAACACGCCAGTCCGTCCTGCTCAATGTCCCCACAGATGACCAGTAATGGCTTCCCTGTCTTGGATACCTGTGCCAACAAAGGCGCGATGCTCTTGGCGGTGCCGATGCGTCCCTCGTACAGGAGAACGAAGGCATCTTCGTATACCGCCTCGAAACGTTCGAGGTCATTGGCGAAGGAGGCAGAGAGAAACTCCCCGGAGATGAACTCTATGCCGTTGGTGATAGTAAGGTCGGTAAGTATAGTACCCGACTCCTCCACGGACACCGCACCTTCCACACCGACAAGGGCGAACGCCTCGCAGATGATGTCGGCCAAAGCTTGGTCGCCATTGGAGGCGATATACGCTATTGCTGAAGTCTCCTCGGGGGTAGTCACCGGGACGGCCATCAAAGTAAGTTGCTCCACAATGAGAGCGGCGGCTGAATCCATCTGGAGTTTCAATTCCCATGGACTGGTACCGGCTTCGATGAAGTTGACCCCGGCATGACACATGGCCTGTACCAACGTGGTTGCGGTGGTGGTGCCATCTCCAGTTGCTTGAACGCAGCGGTTTGCTGCTTCACGGGCTAAGTCGGAGCCGATTTGCATCCGGGGGTCTGACGGGTTTACCGAGTTCGCAACTGTCACGCCATCTTTTGTGGTGATGGGCGGGAGTCCTAACAGCCGACGCCCGATAGCGACGTGACGACCTTTAGGCCCGAGCGTGACCTTCACCGCATCCGCCAAGTAATCGACCCCGGCGAGGATGGAGTCACGTGCTTCGGTTCCGTAATAGAGATTCTTAGCCACTTAGTTGACCTTGTGGATGCTTGTGGGTTTATCCCCGTAGAATTCCCGTCGTTCGAAGGTTGCGTCCTGTGCAGCGGCGGGGAGTTCGAGAGCATCGTTGGTGAGAAGTTCGATAGCACAATTCTTGTTGCAAGCAATCTTGGCGAGAGGGGCGATTTCTTCGCCGATGAGATGTTCCTTGATGACGGTGTACCAGCCACAGGCGGCTTGAAGCTGTTCCGGGGTTACTGGCTGGACGAGTGCGACGATAACGCCGCAGTTATCACAGACGCGAGTTACAGTGATGCTTTGAGTTTGACCCATTACTTTTTCTCCTTGTGTGCTTCAGCGTGTGCCTTGTATGCTTCAACGCGGTCAACCCCGGCAAAAATCCCACGGGTATAGGCTTCAAAGACGCAGCGGTTGTGGTAACCCTCGCTATCCTTGTTTGGGTTGTAGAGCAGGTCAGCTATCTTGTTGAGTTCGGGGGTATCAGGGAAAGTGGTGCTTTGGGTTTGACCCATGTTAGTTACTCCAAAATGAAAGCCACCAGACATAGAGCCTGTGGAGGATGGTTGGGGGTTGAGGGGGTGCCGGGGGTGCCGGATCGTGGGTGATCTTGAAAACTTCGCGGCCTTGGGAGTTGAAGATGAGTTGAACAATCGAACCGTTCACCTTGCCGCCGATGATAAGAAAAGCTTCGCCGCCGCTAACCTCAGTAACGGTGAACCCTTCGGGAGGACAGTACGTTTGGTTGATGGATTCGATTCTCACGGCTTGACCTCGTACAGGGGCTGGCCGGGAACCTGAGAAGCCTCAGGCCAGACGGCGGAAGTTGGGGAGGGAAGATAGGAATTGAAGGGCAGCGCGTCGAGATACTCGCTG